ACAGGCAGTGTCTGCATCAGGTCGCTCGCCAAGCACTACGGCATCAGTCGATACAGAGTTGCCAGGCAACTGCGCAAGGGAGTTAGTCCTAGCGAGATCAGTACCAAGCTATTTTGCAATAATGTGCGTGGACCAATTAACATCGCTGCACTAGCAAGAAAGCTAGATTTGACAGCAGACTATGTGTCTAAAAAATTGCGCGAGGGAGTTGCGCCAGAAAACATCAAACGGAAGATCCCTGTCCGGGAAATTGCGCAACGGCTTGGCACAACTATAGGCGTAGTAAGTCACCGACTACGCAATGGCATCGCTGTTGAGGACATAGTGATTCCTGTTCGATTTGCAAAGATTGGACGGCAGATTTGCGCTAGCAGCTTGCAAGTTCAGTCAGCTATTCGTGCTGGAGTTGATCCAAGCGACATCACTGCAATAGATTCATGGATCAAGAAGCATGAGAACAATGGACGGCTAAAGGTCGATATTACTGTTGCTGCCAAATGCGGAGTCACTCGGACTAAAGCTCGTCGAATGCAGCTAGCAGGTGTCGATATAAGCGACGAGTCGCAGATTAAAAAGTGGCTTAGCACAGTCAACGAGAGATGGTCAGTCAGCTTGAAAACTGCCAGCCGACATCGAGCACAAATGGATCGCAAGGTCGAAAAATTGCGAGCCAGTCACACGGCAGGCATGACGATGAAAGACGCATGCAAGGCGCATGGCATCAAGTACGGAAATGCCAAATTTCTGTCTCGACAAATCGGACTACGCTGGGGTCGATTGCGCAAAAGCGTTGAGCCAAAATCCTCGCCAACAATCGACAATATCAGAAATATCCCAAAGAGACTTATGATGAGAAAAAGCACTTCGGTGCATCCGCTTTGCGGAATCTCTGGAGTCAAACTACGCGAGTGGATCGAATCAAAGTTCACTAAGTCAATGACTTGGGAAAACTACGGTAAGCGTTGGCATCTCGACCACATCTTCCCCATCTCTCGATTCGATCTCAGCGATCCAGAGCAGGTCAAGGTGGCATGCAACTGGCAGAACCTGCAGCCATTATTGCGAAGAGCCAACGCGAGAAAGTCCAACAAGATTACTAAGCCACAACTCAGATTGGCTCTCGTAACTGCATGACTACCAAGCGTAAATCAACTAAGCCACGCAAGGCACGCAAGGCATCGGAGCCTGTGCGCTTTGCTGACACTCTGACGGCAGCGGCATCGATGCTGGGATGCGATGTTGGACTGCTCAAGTCTCTTCGTGCTGGAGGCTCCACAGCCTTCGTGCATGGTCGAGTCAACCTTGAGCAGGTCAAGGTCGAGCTGGCTGCAATGCCACCACCAGACACATCAAAAGGACTGGAGGACAAACAGACTCTCGAGCGACGCAAGCTGAGAGCGCAGTATCTCAAGGAGGAGTATCGGCTGGAAGTGGCTCAACGCAAGCACATCCCGATCGAGGAGGTCCACGCCGACATGATCCGCATCGGCAACGCGACGCGAGCCGAGTGCCTGCGCCTTTTGGCCGACGCTCCCGGCTGGGTCGGTCTCGACGAGTCGGCCATCAGTCAGCGCGTGACCGATTGGATGACAACGCTTTGCACGACGCTCAGCGACGACATGTCCAAGCTCTACAAATGACCAGCACGCTACAGGCTTGGTGCTCCGCTTGGACTCCGCAAGATACGCGCTCGGTCAGCGACTGGGCCAGCGATCACGTCACCATCCCAGGCTCAGCTCGCGCTCGTAAATTCGATCCGATGGCATCGCCTTGGCTACTGGAGCCACTGCAATATTTCGGAGACAATCGAGTGCGCGAGCAGGTGCTGATCATGCCGACCGGAGCAGGCAAGACGACGATCTTCGACGTCTGCATTCCGCATGCGATCGCGGAGAATCCAGGCAGTATCCTGCTGGCAATGCAGACCGATCCTGACGCACGCGAGCACATGGAGGACAGGCTGATGCCGATCCTCAAAGCCTGTCTGCCACTTGATCCGATGCTCTCGACGATCAATCGTCACGCCGCTAGAAAGGACGCGATCATCTTCCCTCACATGTCGCTTTATTGTGGAGGAGCGAACAAGAATAACTTCCAACGCAAGTCGGTCCGCTATGTGTTTCTCGATGAGGCATGGCTGATCAAGCATGGCCTGATTGAGGAGGCCAGAGCACGGACACACAACAGATGGAACAGTCGAGTGGTCATCGTCTCGCAAGGCGGCAGCGAGCACATCATCCTCGGCAATGAGCGACGATCGACCGAGTTGCACGAGGCGTGGATGCGGACTGACAGACGCGAGCTGGCGATGGTCTGTCCTGATTGTCAGGCACTTAGCCAATGGAGTTGGAAGCATCTGCTCTACGACAATGCCGATGGCGAGATCGATGAGCGAGCAGTCAGCGAGTCGGCACGGTACCGATGTCCTGAGTGCATGACCGAGTTCGCTGATCGGCCAGACATCCGACGACAACTCTCGAGCACAAGCACTTACATCGTGACCAATCCCAACGCACTCAAGGGTCATCACGGCTGGCATGCGCCAGCGATGGCGATGAGCCATGAGCGATGGGGCGACCTCGCACTAGGTTGGGTCAGAGCACAGGCAGCGATGCGGACAGGAGACATCGAGCCACTCAGGATCTTCGTGACCAAACGCTTAGCCGAGTTCTGGAAAGAAGCTGACGACGCTCCCGACATCGTGCTCGGTGGCAGCGGATACACCATCGGCGATTACATGGGCGGTGAGCTAATCGATAACGAGGCGCACAGGTTCTGCGCGATCGATCGTCAGCGCGATCACTTCTGGGTTGCGGTCCGTGCGTACAGGCACGACGGATCGTCTAAGCTGTTGTACTTCAACAAAAGCCTGACCATCGAGGCGGTGCGCGATGTGCAGACGCGATACAAGGTGATCGATGATTTCACGGTGGAGGATGCCGGACACATGCCGACCGAGGTCTATGCGGACTGCGCTCGCTTCGGCTGGATCGCCTTCTTCGGCGACTCGGTCGATGGCTACGAGCATCTGCGCCGCGGCGGTCAGCCTGTCAAAAAATTCTTCTCGCCGATCAAAAAAGCGATGAGTCCTAATGGCAAGATCGTCAGGTATTTGCGATGGAGCAACGAGAAGGTCAAAGACATCCTGTTCAACCTCTTAGCTCGGCGAGGCGCAGCCTTCGACGCGCCGGACGACATCGACGACCTCGCTCAGAAAGAGGCTGAGCGATACTCGCAACAGATCCGATCCGAGGTCAAAAGAGATGTGGTCAACGCGACGACCAAGGCCATCGCTCAGCGATACGTCAAGACTCGCAGACACAACCACGCAGTCGATTGCGAGGCCATGACGCTGGTCCTTGCGCTGATCAAAGGGTTGGTCGGTCAGTCGATTGAGACTGCCGAGTGAGTGTCAACCTGCGTTGACAGCACGACAAAGACATGCCAGCCAACATCGACGAACTCATTCCCAGCCTAGTGCGCTGGGGCTCACACAACGGACTGGCCGCGCTCGAGCAACTAGCGATGGGCCAGTGGGATAAGCTGATCACAAGCAACGGTCGGCAGATGATTTCGTCGAGCGTCAATGGTCAATCATTCACCTACAGCTTCGCGCCTGGACTAGATGTCTCGACGATCATCGCGGCTGCCGATCAAGCCTACAGGCTGACCTACGCGCTCAACGAGACAGGTCAGCTGTCAGCCTACCTGACCACTCCTCGCACACGCCGGACCTACGCAATTTTCAACACCGGAGTCTCCGCTTTTTAATCATGTCTGCATCTCCAATCATCGACATCTATGGCAACCCGATCACCACTCGGCTGATCAACGGAGCAGAGCAAAACTCGTCAGCACGACCAGCGATGCGGACTCGCGTCGAGTCCATCAAAGAGGCGGTGCCGATGACCGACTGGCGCGTGATCTTAAGCGTCTCGCGCAGGCTCTTTGCCAACAACGGCATCATCCAAGGTGCTCTATCGCAGAAGGCTATGCACGCCGTCGGGTGCGCGTGGAATCCAGTCTTTCTCGGTGCCGATCGTGCATGGGGTGTTGAGGCATCGCGCTGGCTCGAGGAAGAGTGGTTCCCGACATGCAATGTTCGTGGCGAGGTCTACGACTTTCGGACCATGATTTATCTGAGCTCAATCAACATCGACAGGGACGGCGATGAGGCTGAGATTCTGACCGAGACGCAAGATGGATATCCTCAAATCCAGACGATCGCCGCTGACCGCATCGGTGATCGCGGCAACTACAATAACAAGGTGCAGAGTGGTCAGTACAAAGGGATGAACATCAGCATGGGATGCATCACAAACGAGTACGGCAGGACAGTCGCTTATCGTGTGCTCGGCGAGACTGAGCTTGACGACCGCGATGTTTCTGCGCGTGACGTTGTCTTTAATTTCGACCCGCTTTACGCTGACCAACTCAGAGGATTCCCGATCTTTTCTCATGCGCTGAATGACTGGCGCGACGCTGACCAGAGTCAGTATTGGGAGCAACTCGCACAACTCATCGCCAGCTCCATCGGCATCATAGAACAGAACGAAACAGGCAGTGCTGACACGAGCGATCCCGGCTTTACCTTGGGAGGAGTAAACAACGAGATCAGAGAGACTTCGACCGAGACGATGATGGGCGGCATGGTCCGCTATTTCAAGGCTGGGACAGGCTCAAAGCTGGAGTCGTTCCAGTCCAATCGTCCAGGCGATGTCTGGGATTCCTTTCAGGATCGGATCGCCAGAAAAGCACTCGGTCCAGTCTGGCCGTACAGCCTGTGCTGGAAGCCAGATGGGATGAACGGCACGCAGGAAAGATCGACCATCGAAAACGCTCGCAACCTGATCGAAGACAGGCAGGAACTGCTCAAGCCACGGGCCAAACGCAAGGTCGGCTACGCGATCAGCAAAGCGATCAAGCTCGGTCTGATCCCGCCTTACACCGGACCTGACAAGGGTGGATTCCTTAAATGGGGATTCACGATGCCAGCAAAATTCTCCATCGACCACGGTCGAGAAGACCAGCAATGGCGCGAGAATTACAAGATCGGCGCAGAGAATTTATCGAGCTATCTCGAGCGGTCTGGCGGCATGACATTCGAGCAACACCAGACACAACGGACCGACGAGTTGGCCGACATCATCGCTCGTGCTCAAGAACTTAGCGATCGCACCGCTGTCCCATTCGATACTTGTCTGTCTCTCTTCACGCAGCGCACGAGCGTCGGCAATGTCCCTGGTGGCCGATTCGGATCGGAGTTGCCGACGACCGATCAGCCTCTACCGTAATGGCTATTCCTCCAAAATACATGAGCGACGCAGCCACTCTCGGCCTCGACTATTACCGAGCTGGCAAAGGCGGTGCCGGGCTCACAGATCAGACGCTGGCCGACGCTCGGCTGATGGCTAAAGGCACGATCACCGACGACAAGATTCTTCGCGCAAATGCTTGGCAGTTAAGGCATGCCAGCGATCTGGACGCTCCGCAGAATCACGATGCCAATGATCCTGACTACCCGGGAGCCGGTGCTGTGGCGCATCTGCTCTGGGGAATCAATCCACTCGATCCACAGCCAGCTCGAGACTGGTTTCTCCGCGAGACTATCCGCATCAACAAGACAAAAAATATGAGTGCAAAACCATACAAGCTATCCATCCATCAACTCGGGAAAGTCTATCCAGATCAGGCTCTGATCATGGGCGTATCAGTCATCACCGAAGGCGACGCGCTCGGTCACGGAGTGATGATTGACGCGATGAGTCTGGCGACGATCAAGGAGCACGCAACGATGAAGCCGAACGGAGTCAAGGTCATGCTCGACCATGATGACGGCATTGAGAACACCATCGGAGTGATGCGAAACTTTGCCATCGAAGGCATTCAGCTACGCGCTGATCTTCAGCTACTTAAGGCTCATGGCGAGACTCCTCTGATAATCGAGATGGCTGAGACAATGCCAGAGCTTTTTGGCATGAGCATTAGTTTCTCCGGCACGCTCGAGGAGATTGGTGGAGTCTACTATGTGCGATGCGATGAGCTTTACAGCATCGATATTGTGGACATGCCAGCCGCTAACCCGAGCGGTCTTTTCTCCGCCAAAGTTGACAGCACGCAAAATGCAATGGACCTACAAGCACTCACCATCGAGCTCTCCGCTGAAAAAGAATTACGCGCCGCCGCTGCGGACCAAGCGAAGAAAAACTACAGCGATTTTCAAAATCAGATCACCATCTCGACTCAGCTCTCCGCTGATGTCCAGACGATCACCGCGCAATTGTCTGCGCTCAGCGAGACCAACGCCAAGCTGACCACAGAACTTGCTGCAGCGCAGGCCAATATCGCCGAAAAGATTAACGCTGAAGCAGTGCGCGTTCTGGCCTCCAGCGGTCATGCGCCGATCGCTCTCGGAGCTGCGCCAGTCGTCGCTGCGACAATGTCTCGCGCTGAGTTTTCCGCGATGCCAGCGCATCGCCGATCTGACTTCGTCAAATCTGGCGGCAAGCTAAACGACTAAGAACCAACAACAAAATCAATCTCCTCAACTAAAAAAACAATATGGCTGGATCAACACTAACGAACCTCATCCCTGACGCTTACGCCGCACTCGATGTGGTTTCCCGGGAGCTCACTGGATTCATCGGCGCGGTCACTCGCGACTCCACTGCTGACCGTGTTGCCGCTGGGCAAACGCTCCGCTCGATCGTCGCACCTGCCAACACCGCTGGTGCTGACATCACGCCTGCGATGTCGATCCCTGCAGACGCCGCGCAGACCATCGGCAACAAGTCGTTGACGATCAGCAACAACCGCTACTTCCCATTTTCTTGGACCGGCCAACAGCAATACGCTGCCGACATGGGACCAGGCTTTCTGACGATCCAGCAAGGGCAGATCGCTCAGGCCATTCGCGCTGCGGTCAACGAGATCGAGGCAAGCATCGCAGTCGCCGCCAAGAACGGCGCGAGTCGTGCATTCGGCGCAACTGCTGGCACGGCTCCTGTGCTCGGAGATTTCGCGTCGGCGAAGAAGATCCTCGACGACAACGGTGCTCCTCAATCTGACCGCACTGTGGTGTTCGATACGTCCGCTGGTGTATCGCTCCGGTCCACTTCGAGTCTATACAAGGTCAACGAAGCAGGCGATCAAACGCTTCTTCGCCAAGGGCTTCTCGGCTCGCTCTACGGCTTCGATCTCCGCGAGTCTGGCAATGTGCAGACCACGACCAAAGGCGCGATGACTGGTGCTCTCGTCAACAGCGCAGTGCAGGCCATCGGCGATACCACCATCACCTTCGATACCGGGACGGTCAACACCACTGGTATCGTGGCTGGCGACATCATCACGATCGCTGGCGACAGCAACAAGTATGTCGTCGCAACTGGCTCGACATCAACGTCTGGCACGATCGTCATCAACGCTCCCGGCCTTCGGACTGCAGTCGCCGACAACTCTGCGATCACGGTCTTCGGCACCAGCACTCGCAACATCGCGATGAGCCGTAACGCGATCGTCCTTGCCACTCGTCTGCCTGAGTTGCCAGACGGTGGCGATCTCGCTCTCGACCGCTTCACGCTGACCGATCCTCGGACTGGTCTGAGCATGGAGCTCGCCATGTATCCCGGCTTCCGGATGGCGACCTATCACCTTAGCGTCTGCTGGGGTGTGACCGTCTTCAAGCCTGAGCACTGCGCGGTCATCGTCGGTTAATTTGTTCATAGAAAAACTGGGTGAAAGTAACGGCCCATCCATGCAAATGGGTGGGCCGTTTTTCTTTGCTCAGCAATCACTTACAGCCTTATGTCCACAGAGTTTCAGCGTCTCTCACAAGCATCTTTGATCGAGCATATCGAGACCGTCGGTCCGGTCAAATTCACCATCCGCAACATCGTGTGCTACGGCACTCGCAACGAGCTGAGCGAGACCGAGCGGCTCGAGGTCGGAGCGATTTGCACGGATGCTGTCGCGACTCTGCTCATGCCACTGATGTCCTTCATCCCTGCTCTGCGAGTCGGCGAGAAAGTGGTCATTTACGGCACGCCAGGAGTCAAAGGCGAGACGCTCCGCATCGGCGCGATCATGCAGGATCAACTGGTTATCTCGTTGACGCTGCAGGACATCCAAAAATGAGCATCAGCGCAACAGTCACGGAGGACGCGACGCAAACGATTCAGCGTCTGGCTCTCGACCTCAAGCTCGACATCGCCGTCGTGCTTAAGCGACTCGGCAGACTCGAGGCTGTCAGCTTTGCGCGATCGACTCAGCCGTATACTCGAGGTGACGATTTCGGCAGCTCGCTGGCGCAGGGGAAAGGTGCAGTTGAGCGAGACATCAGGCGACTATTCAAGACCGGAGGTGCTGTCTACGCTGAGATTAAAGCGTCTGGAGACAAGCCACTTGCGGACGGATTCTTCAGCCAGTATCAGCTCGGAAAGATCAAGGGCAAGAAGGGCGCGGAGGCACTGATGCAGAAGAGTAGCACTAAGTTCAAGACGCTTACGATTGAGCGCAAGGTCAACACGGACCTGCACAAGCAGTCGCGAGATGGCCGAGGCCGAGTGGCTCGCAATCGTCTGCCAAAGCAGGTGCTCGTCGCCGACAAATCTCTCGAGACCTACATCGCTAAAAAACAGAAAATGGTCGGTCTGGCAAAGAGCGGATGGGCCTCGGCTGCTCGTGAGATGGGCGGTGCGCGAGGCATCCCGAGCTGGGCCAAGCGATGGACCAACACCGGCTCGGCGACCGACAAAACTGGCAACGGAAACATGCAGTCAGTGATCATCGAGAGTAAGGTCAAATACGCAT